CGAGGCGGGATTGACCGAACCGCAAAGATCGGCGAATGCTATTGCCAGCGAACACGGCGTCACCAGCATGTGGGTGCGCAAGTTGCGCGCCGAGTTGCGCGCCGAGCAGCGCGCGGGGCGGCAGATGCCGCTGCCGCTGTTCGACCGGCTGACGCGCGACTGACGCCACCCCCGATACTGCATCCCCCGGCACTGATGGGCGTTCCTGTGGCATTCCTTGGGGAATGGCCGGGGCTGACCCGGCACCATTGCGGGGAAAATCATGCAGACCAGCGCCAAAGGCACTGCCGCGCTTGAGCTTGAAGAGGGCGTGGTCTTGCGCGCCTACCGCGACGTGGTGGGGGTGTGGACCATCGGCGCGGGCCTGACGGCGGCATCCGGTGTGGTCAGGCCACAGGCCGGGATGGTGATCACCAAAGCTGAGGCCACCGCCCTGCTGCAAGAGGCGTTGACGGCGAAATACGAACCGGCGGTGCGGCGCGAGATGCCGGATGCACGGCAAAGCGAGTTTGACGCCGGGGTGTCGTTCCATTTCAATACCGGCGCGATTGCCCGCGCCTCCTGGGTGCCGGAATGGCGCAAGAAATCCCCGCCTGCGGCGATCCGCGCCCGCATGGCACTGTGGAACAAGGGCGGTGGCCGGGTGTTGCCGGGCCTTGTGGCGCGGCGGGAGCGCGAGGCGACGATGCTGCTCGGCGGCATCTATCGCGGCGCAGCGCTGCCTGCCCCGATCAGCGGCAGCTATGCCCGATGGGGCCTGGCCCTGAGCGGCGCGGAAATCACCGCGGTGCGCGACGGCTTGCGCAAGCTCGGCTACGACCCCGGCGGCGAGGCGGATGCGGTGTTGCTGACGGTGGCAAAGGCTTTCCAGCGCGACAACGGCCTGACCGTCGATGGCATCATTGGCCGCGCCACCCTCAGCGCGCTGCAGCGCGCGCTGGATGCCCGCACCAAGGCCGTGGCCCCCGCCCTGGCCACCGCTGCCGCCGTGCCCGCCGCCACCACCGGTATTGCCGATCAGATCACCGATCTGCCCTGGGCAGGCGATGCGTCGTTGCTGGGGCTTGGCCTTTGGGGTGTCACCCTCGCGTTTCGCTACCGCGATGTCATCGCGGCCTCGATCAACCACCCTCTGCCGCGTCTGGCGGCGTTGCTTAGGAGCTTCTGATGAAAGCCTTGATCCTGACCATCCTGACCAGCGCCACGGTCCTGCCGGGCCTCGCCGTCTTTGCCCCGCCTGCCCTGGCGGCGACCGCGAATTGCGGCGACTATGCGGCGATGGCACAGGTTCTCGCCGACACCTACGGCGAGACCCCCCTGTTCAGCGGCCTGTCCGTCCAGGGGCAGAAAGTCGTGTTGGCAACGAACCCGGATGGCAGCACGTGGACAATATTGGTCATCGGGGCGGGCGGCACGGCCTGCATCGCGGCGGTGGGAACCGAATGGCAACCCGGCAGCCCCGCCGCCCCTGGCGTGGAGGGCTGAGCGATGAGCGTCCTTGGAGCCATCGCCCTGCAAGCGGGCTTGCCGATCGTGGAAAAGCTGCTGTCGAAGCGGATCGGTGATGGGGGCGGCCGGTTGGCCGCGCAGGTCATCCAGACCATCGCGGCGCGCGCGGGCACCACGCCCGCCGAGATCGACGCCTATGCCGAGTCCACGCCGGGCCGGGTGATCGACGCGATGCGCGAGGTCGAGCGTGCCGCCCCCGAGATGATCGCGGCTTATGACCGTGACCTGCAACTGCAACTGGCCGCGCTTGCCGCCGAGCAGGACGATCCGGTGTGGATGCGGGCCTGGCGGCCGGGATGGATGTATCTGCTGGGCTTCTTGTGGCTGTGGAACCTGGTGATCCTGCATGTCGCGAATGCCGCGCTCAGGATCGCCCTGCCGCCGCTTGCGACCACCGATCTGCTGGCGCTGACCGCGCTGTTCCTGTCGCTCTACATGGGCGGCCATACCGTATTGCGCGCTTTGGGAAAGTCGGAAAGTAAATGACGGGAGCAGAACTGAATATCGCGCCGATGATCGTCTGGGTCATCGCACTGTCGACGCTGCTGTCGTTCGCCACCACGGTCTGGAACCTGGTCAATTCGGGCGCGAAACAGAATGGGCGGCGCATTGGCGAGCTTGAGCATCTCTTCGAGGCGCTGGGGCGCGAGGTGGCGCGGCTTGGCGACAAGCTTGGCCAGATGCCCGATCAGGGCATGATGCACCGGCTGGAACTGTCGCTGGCGCGGATGGAGGGCCACATCGACCGGCTTGACGAGCGGCTCAAGCCGGTCGCGGCGATCGCCGAGCGCATGCAGGAAGTTCTTATCGAGCAGGGGCGGAAATAACATGGACATGGCGCAGCGCATCCGGGAAGACGCCCGGCTGATCATCCTCAAGGAGCTGGGCAAACAGGTCGAGGAACGGCTGCACTCGGGGCATCTGGCCGCGGCGATCTTCGCCTATGGCGGCATCGACCGGAGCCGCGAGTGGGTGCACGGCGAGCTTGACTGGCTTGCCGAAATCGGCGCCGTGACACTCGCCAGGCCCGGCTCGGTGGTGATTGCCACTCTTGCTGAGAAGGGCGCGCGTCATTTGCGCCGTGCCATTGCCATCGAGGGCATCTCGCGACCCAGCCGCGGCGGTGAATGACATGGCCCGCGCCGCCCCCGACAAGGTGACCCGCGGCCGCCTTTCGGCGATCGATCTGATGCCGCCCGAGGCCGATGGTATCATCTCGTGGGCTGCGGCCGAGCTTGGTCTGCGCGAGCGCACGCAGACCGACATCTACGCCGAGTTCACCGGCAAGTGCGAAGCGCTGATGGCCGAGCACCGGGGCGAGATCGAGTTCGCGATCCCGGCGTTTTCCTCGTTCAACCGCTACTCGATCCGGCTGGCGCGGCTGACCCGGCGGCTCGACGAGACCCGCCAGATCGTCGCGGCGCTGTCGGCCAGTTTTGATGCCAAGGACAGCGACGATCTGACGATCATGACCGCCGAGACGATCAAGGCGCTGGTGCTGCACATGCTGGGCGACGGCGCTGACGGGATCGCGCCGAAAGACGCGATGCTGCTCGCAACCGCCTTCAAGTCGGCGGCACAGGCGCAGAGCATTTCGACCGATCGGCGCCGCAAGGTCGAGAACGAGTTCGAGAGCCGCATCGGTGCGGCGGTGGAAACCGTGGCGCGGGCCAAGGGCCTGACGGTGGAAACCGCCGAGGCCATCAAGGCGCAGATCCTGGGGGTGGCGTGATGACCGCCCCGATCTCTGCCGCCGAATGGGAGCGCCAGCGCCGGGCCGCGACCTCGGCGATGCCGGGTGTCATCGCCGAGGTCGGCCTGCCCAAGGTGCTGCTGCCCTATCAGGCGCGCACGGTGTCGCGGCTGGATGGCACGTGCCCGGTTCTGTTCGTGGAAAAGTCGCGCCGGATCGGCCTGACGTGGGGTCTGGCCGCCTATGGTGCCCTGCGCGCCGGTCGCCAGAAGGCGGCGGGCGGCATGGACGTGATGTACATCTCATATTCGCGCGAGATGACCCGCGAGTTCATTGACGCTTGTGCGATGTGGGCCCGGGCGTTCGACGTGGCGGCGGGCGAGATCGAAGAGACGCTGTTTGACCAGGACGACGCCGACAAGGCGATCAACGCCTTCCGCATCAAGTTCGCTTCCGGCTTCGAGATCATGGCGCTCAGTTCGGCCCCGCGCGGGCTGCGCGGCAAGCAGGGCGTGATCATCATCGACGAGGCGGCCTTCGTTGACAGCCTGCCGGAACTTCTGAAGGCGGCGCTGGCGTTCCTCATGTGGGGCGGTCAGGTCGTGGTCTGTTCTACCCATGACGGCGTTGACAATGCGTTCAACGCGACAATCCAGGACATCCTCGCCGGGCGGTCAAAATACCAGCATATCCGCATCGACTTCGATCAGGCGTTGACCGAGGGGCTGTATCAGCGCATCTGTCTGGTCACCGGCAAGGCGTGGTCGGCGGCGTCAGAGGCGGCCTGGCGGCAGGACATCATCGACTTCTACGGCGATGGCGCTGACGAGGAACTCTTTTGCATTCCGTCGTTGTCGTCGGGCTCATGGTTGCCAGCGCCCTTGATCGAAGCGCGCATGGTGGTCAAGACGCCGGTGCTGCGGCTGGAACTGCCACCGGACTACATGTTCCGCGCGCGCCTGCAACAGGCCGCGGTGATGGCCCCTTTTCTCGAAGCGTTGCGGGCGCAGCTCGCAGCCCTTGATCTCGGGCCGCAGTTTGCCTTCGGCTTCGACTTTGCCCGCGTGGCCGACCTCACAGCCGGGTCTTTAATCGCCATTGAACAGCGCCTGAAACGCCGCGAGGTTCTGGCGTTTGAATTGCGCAACGTGCCGGGGGTCGAGCAAAAGCAGATCGTGCGGATGATCTTGCAGTGCGTGCGCGCCCGCCTTGTAGGGGCCGCGTTTGACGCCACCGGAATGGGCTGGACCGTGGCCGAAGATCTGGGCCGGGAGTTTGGCCTGCGCGAAGACCCGCAAGGTTCCGGCCTGGTGATGGCGGTCAAATTCTCCGAAGAATGGTACCGGCTGCACATGCCGCCGCTGAAGGCCGCGATTGAAGACGACATGATGGACCTGATCGCCGATGCCGAGCATCTGTCCGATCTGCGCGCCGTCAAGCTGGTGCGCGGGATCGCCCGCGTGCCTGCCCTGCGGGAAGGCACCACGGGCAGGAAGCGCCACGGCGACCACGCGATTGCCGTCGCCCTCGCCCATTGGGCCAGCCGCCAGCGCTTTGTCGAATATGGCTATCAGGCGGTGCCGCGCGGCCAGAGCCAGAGTGGGAAACCGGGCCTGACCCCCGAAGATGATGATTTGCGTGCCCGCGACTGGTTCACTCCGCCGCTCGGCGCTGGCTTGCGGGGGGGCATCTGATGCGGTGGCTGTTCCGGACCACAATGCGCGGCCTTGGTGGTTTGGCGGGCGATCTCGGGCTTTGGCTCTATTGGGCCGGGAAACATGGGCAGCAACGCTGCCACAGAAGGAGCAAGCCATGAAATCCCCCGTCCTGCTGGATGCCTATGGCAAACCGATCGAACGCAAGGCGCTGACCCAGGAGGTGGCGGCGGCGAGCTATGGCGGGGTGCGCAGCCCGATCACCGGCTATCCCGGCGACGGTCTGACCCCGGCCACGCTGGCCGCGATCCTGCGCGAGGCGGATGCGGGCGACCCGCTGCGCTATCTCGAACTGGCCGAAACCATTGAAGAGCGGGATCTGCATTACCTCGGGGTGCTGGGCACCCGCCGCCGCGCGGTCAGCCAGATCGAGGTGACCGTTGAAGCCGGGTCGGATGCGCCAGAGCATGAAACCCATGCCCAGATGGTGCGCGACTGGCTGAAGCGCGACGCGTTGCAGGAAGAGCTGTTCGATATCCTTGACGCGGTCGGCAAGGGCTATTCGTTCACCGAGGTAACGTATGAGCATTCGGAGGGCCAATATCTGCCGCGCATCGTCCGCCGTGACCCGCGCTGGTTCCGGTTTGATCGCCGCGACATGACCACGCCGATGCTGCTGGTCGAGGGCGGGCAGGAAGAACCCCTGCATCCGGGCAAATTCATCTTTGCCCGGATGCAGGCAAAGTCGGGCCTGCCGGTGCGCAGCGGTATCGCCCGTGCCGCGCTCTGGGCGTATCTCTTCAAGATGTACACCCAGCGTGACTGGGCGATCTTCAGCCAGACTTACGGCCAGCCGGTGCGGGTCGGCAAGTTCGGGGCCGGTGCCACGGCAGAGGACAAGGCCACGCTGTTCCGGGCGGTGGCCAATATCGCCGGGGATTGCGCGGCGATCATCCCGGAGTCAATGATGATCGAGTTCATCGAGAGCGGCAATGTCGGCGCGGGCCACGGCATGTACAAGGAGCGGGTCGAATTCCTTGATCAGCAGGTCTCCAAGGCCGTGCTGGGCCAGACGGCGACCACGGATGCGGTGGTGGGCGGCCTGGGGTCGGGCAAAGAGCATGGCGACGTGCGCGCCGACATCAAGAGCGCGGATGCCAAGGTGCTGGCCGCGGTGTTGAACCGTGATCTGATCCGGATCTGGGTGCAGATGGAATTTGGCCCGCAGCGGGTCTATCCGCATCTGCGCATCGAAGACCCGCAACAGGAAGACCTGAAGGCGTTGGCCGATGCACTGGGCCCGCTGATCGACCGCGGCCTTGAAGTCGAGCAGGCAACCATGCTGCAGCGCTTTGGTCTGCCGGAACCCCGGAAAGGGGCCAAAATGCTGCGGCCAGCGCTCGCGGGCGCACTGCCGACGGACACTCCCGGTCCGGATCGCGAGATTAAACGGGTTTCAGGCGAAATTAAACGGGGTGACGCCCTTCCGGGCACAGTCGCCGCCCTGAATGCGCAAGGGCCGTCAGCGGGCAAAAATCAGGGGTCTGATCCGGTGGACCATCTGACCGCCCGGCTGGCGATCGAGGCCGCCCCGGCGATGGCAATGATGCTGGGGCGGATCGAGGCAATGCTGGCGGCGGCGGGCAGCTTGGAAGAGTTCCGCGCGATGCTGCTGGCGGGCTTCCCGGACCTTGACGGCAGCGGGCTGGCGGCGACGCTGGCGGCGGGGATGCTGGCCGCGCACGGGGCCGGGCGCGTGGCGGTTGATGAGGCCGCCGGGTGAGCGACATCGCCGCCAGCTTTCGCCGCCCGTTTGACGCGCAGGTCGCGGCCTACCGGCGGCGGCTTGGCAATCTGGTGCCGACCGCGCGGTGGGATGATCTCTCGCACGCCGAGCACGACCGCGCCTTCGTGGTGGCGGGGGCGGTCAAGGCCGACCTGCTGGCCGACCTGGGGGCGGCGGTGGACCGGGCGATCAGCGAGGGCACCGGGTTCGAGGCGTTCAAGACCTCGTTTCGCACCATCGTCGAACAGCACGGCTGGCACGGCTGGACCGGCGAAGGCACGGCCAGGGGCGAGGCGTGGCGGATGCGGGTGATCTACCGCACCAACATGCTGACCAGCTACGCGGCGGGCCGCATGGCGCAACTGGTGGACGGCAAATTCAAATTCTGGGTCTACCGGCACGGCAACGCGCTGGAACCACGTCTGCTGCATCTGGCGTGGAATGGCACCGCGTTGCCGCCGGATCATCCGTTCTGGGCGACCCACTATCCGCCGAACGACTGGGGCTGCACCTGCTATGTGACCGGTGCGCGCACCGAGGCCGGGATCCGGCGGGTGGGCGGCGACCCGGGCAAGCAACTGCCGGACGGCTGGGAGGGGCTGAACCCGAAGACCGGCACGCCGGCCGGGGTGGGCAAGGGCTGGGACTACGCGCCGGGGGCAAGTGCGGTTGATGACGTGCTGGCGACCGTGGTTGCAAAGCTGCCGACGCTGCCTGCCCCCATCGGGTCGGATTTGGCGATGGCGCTTGTCGAAAAAACGGACGAGGCATGGCAGGCCTGGGTCACAGATACGCTGGCGGGAAAAAGTCACCAGCCCGGACTTGCGGGCGTGATGTCGCAAGATGTGATCAAGGCTCTGGTGGCAGAAGGGCACACACCGGCCTCGGCTGAGATCATGGTCCAGCCGGGCTTGCTGGCCGGACCAAAGGCGAAACGTCATAATCTGGCGGGCGATGCCCTGGCAGCAGATCAGTGGCTTGCCTTGCCGGAGTTGCTGCGCAAACCGAAGGCGGTGCTGCGCGACAGCCGATCCGGAAATCTGATCTATTTGCTGCAACCTGATGGGCCCCGCATGCCGCAACTGGCCGTGGTGGTGGATTACCAGATGAAGATCGCACGAGTCACAGTTGTCACCAACATGGTGGTCTCGGCCTATCAACCCACGATCCAGTCGCTGAGGGGGCGATTGGCAGGCGGTTTGTCGGAACTGCTTCTGGGGGTGATCGAGTGATGGTGGGTGACGGAGGGTCGGGGGCACCCCTCATGTGCAGCAATCCGCTCGCGCGGGTATGGCATCCATGGAACCCGTTTTCCAGGGTCATCACCCGTAACAAAGATAGCCGCTCCCATCGCACACAACAAGGACCATCAGCCATGAAATCCATCACCATCGGCCCGGCGACCCTGATCTGCGGCGACGCTCTGGCGCTGCTTGAGGCGGGCAGGCTGGGGTGTGATGCGATCATCAGCGATCCGCCCTACGGTATCGGTTATCAGCACGGGGGGGGGGGGGGGGGCGCCGCCCCCCTCCTCGCGGC